AAATAGTGTTCTGGATGAAGTTTTATTCGTTGGCATTGAATCATATAGAATCAATGCTGATGTTTTAATCTTGGAAAAATATAATGATTTGATGAACTTTTGTTTAAGGGAATATGCAAAGCAATATCAAGTTTTGCATGACATTAATTGTGTTCAGTACACTGTGAATATACAAAAAACAGAGAAGTCTGAGGGGTTTCATAACTTTCATTTTGAAAAATCAAACAATTTCCTGACATATACAAGGCATTTAACAACAATGGTTTATTTAAATGATGTTCTAGATGGAGGAGAAACTGAATTTCTTTACCAAAGTAGAAGAGTTAAACCAAGAGAAGGAAGAGTTGTTATTTTTCCCGTTCAGTGGACTCATACTCATCGAGGAAATCCACCACTATCTGGTGAAAAATATATTGCTACTAGTTGGATTCATTTAAACGACAGTAATCTACCCGAGTAAGAATCTATGGAAATTCTAAATTCACCACAAGATTTTTTGTATCATTTGCATACTTGTTCACCGAATGAAGCAAAAAAAATGTGGAGAAATTCTATAAAGGAAAAATGGAATCACCAATGTGCTTATTGTGGAACGAAAACAGAAGAATTATCTATTGATCACATTGTTCCCCAATCTCTTGGTGGAAATGACCACATAACAAATGTTCTATGTTGTTGTGTAAAATGTAATAGGGCAAAAGGACATGAACAATGGGAACAGTGGTTTTCCAGACAAAAATTCTTTACAGAGGAAAGACATAGTGCTATAATAAGTTGGCAGAGACAACTTTTAACACAAAATTTAAATTTATACAAATATAAACCAAGAAGGAATAAAGTCTTATGAATATAATTGTTTATAGCAGAACTGGTTGTCCATATTGTGACAAGATAAAGTCTGTTCTTGAGCAAAGAAATCTTGAATATACTTTGTACGAACTTGATGTTGATTTTGTTCGTGACGAGTTTTATGAAGAGTTTGGTGTTGGATCAACTTTCCCACAAGTAGTTTTGGATGGACAAAAACTGGGTGGTTGCACTGATGCAGTAAAATATATGGTTGAAAATCAATTAATCTAAATGTGTCCTATAAATAATTCAGAGCATCCTGGTATTAACAGAGGTGTTGAGTTACTACTTCGAAAAAGGAGGGAAAAAGAAAGTCCGAAGATTAAACAAAATGTGTTTAATTTTTGTAAGACAATTTCTCTCCTAAAAAGAGAGATTTTAATAGATTTAAGATTTTCTATATCTGAAAAGCAATAGTTCTCTCGGAGGAATAACAATGTTAGCAGCAGAACTCACAATTTTTTCTTTAGTTTCTGTTTTGTTTTTATTGGTAGGTGGGGTAATTGGTTGGCTAACAAAACAGCACGTATACAGCAATCAGCAATTGCAGGTATATACTCACCCAGAAATGTTTGATAATAATGGAAATATTATTCCAGACGAAATAATAGCAGTACGATTTGAAAACGACCATGACTACGACGACGAAGAAGAAGACGACTGAACCAAAAGCAGTCAAATTGCCCCCTAAACCATTTGCATTTGAAGTTCTTTCTTTAGTTTCAAAACAAAGAACAAATACTAAAAAAATAGAAATACTCAGAGAGTATGAACATGATTCTTTGAAGGCAATTTTTATTTGGAATTTTGATGAGACTGTAGTATCAATGCTTCCGCCAGGAGAAGTTCCTTATTTTGGTGATAATGATTTTAAAACATCAACTATGACTGAAAGGATTCAGCAAGCAGTTGATACTATGGGTGATTTAAGTTCTAGTTCTATTGGAGCATCAGATCAGAAGCATACTGCTATTAGAACAGAATATACAAAGTTTTATAATTTTATTAAGGGTGGCAATGACTCTTTAAGCTCTTTGCGAAGAGAAAATATTTTTATCAATCTTCTGGAAGGTATGCATCCATTGGAAGCAGAAATTATTTGTTTGTGTAAAGATAAAAAACTTCAAGAAAAATATAAAATCACTAAAGAAATAATTTCTCAGGCATATCCTGACATTACTTGGGGTGGAAGAGGATAATGAAAGTACTTCATCAAGATTGCAACCCAGAAGTAGCAAATGATAGAAGTTTACCTTATAATACGTATCTTGTTAGTTACATCGATGATGAAGTAGAAAAATATGATCTAGTACTAGCAAATAAAAAAATAGAAATTTTTGACTATTATTGGGATAAGTATAGGGAAGGATTGCTGTCATTTAAACAATCTGAAGGAAGAATGAATCCAAAACTTTGGAATATTGAACCAAAAGTTTCAACTAAAAAGAAAAAATGAAAGAAAATTTTGAAGATATCCTCAAAAAAGAACTTAAAAAAGAATTTGAGAATCAACTAAATGTTCAATTAAATCAATCTGAACTAAAAAAAGTAATAAAAGAATATAAAAAAATTAAAAAGTTTCAAAAGACACCATTGTATCAAGTAATGCAAATGGATAAAAAGAATAAATAAAAGATTCAAAACTGTAACAAAAGTTACAAAAATGATTGACTATATAGGATGAATAGGGGTATAATAATCCCCTAACGTTCATCCTATGACTAAAGCACTTTTGCTTTTAGCATGGGTTCCACTTCTTTCTATTTCTACGCCACAACTTGCTCAAACTAATCAAGTTACAATAAGTTGTGACGCAGCGTGGGAACTAATGGACATCGTTAAAAACGACGATGTAGTAGACCAAAGAAGAGAAGACCGATTGCTTTCAGAACTCCGAAAGGATGTTGTGAGACTTAAGTGCTAAACTGAATAGGACGGAAGTAAGCCGACTCGGAACGGATCGTTCATCCTCATTGAGGACGCAAAAGCCGACTGAAGGAACGCTCTTTAGCCTCAAAATTAAGGAGAAAACCTAATGTCTAAAGTCGTATATCGTGGTGTTGAATATGACACCAATGACCGACCCAATCAAACTTTTAAAAGAGAACCACATGTAGAAATCTATCGTGGGTCAATGTTCTGGGTAGATGAAAACGGAAACAAGTTCTCTATGGAAAAGTCGGGAGGTAAAGTGAAATGAATACTTACTTCGTTCGTTACCTCAAGAAAAAAGCAAAGAAAGAAAAACTTCTTAAAGATGCACAATTGAATATGGCAAAGCAACCACAAATTGCTTAGAATAATGGAGGAGGGGTTGATCCCCTCCTTTTTTTGTGCTATTATGTACAGAGAGAATAATATTTTATGGATAAAGAAAAATTAAAATTAATTATTCGCAATCTTGAACTCTTAGTTGATTCTCTAAAGGTAGAAGTTTATTCTGATACTAAAAGTTATTTGGAGAATAATAAAGAAAAAAAACTAGTACAATATGATTACGACGAAATCTTTGAGGATGATGATGGATACGCAGATTAAACCAATTGTTAAACTAATTTCTGTTACTCAAGGTGCAGGAGAACTTGCAGGAAAATCTGCACAAGAAGTAATTACTTATACTGCTCGTGTAAGCAATCCGAGTAACCAACTTAAATTTGATACTGCTGCTGGACTTCTTCGATATTGTATTAAGCAAAATCATTGGTCTATCTTTGAGCAAGCGGATATGACCCTTGAAATTAATACTACTCGTGGTATCGCAGCTCAAGTGCTTCGTCATAGGTCTTTTACATATCAAGAATTTTCACAACGTTACGCAGATACAAAACTTCTGACTGATCTTCCTGAGGTTCCTGAGCTTCGTAGGCAGGATGAAAAGAATCGTCAGAACTCAACCAATGATTTGGATGAGCATGTGAGGGAAAAGTTTGAAGGAATGATTGAGCAACACTTTGAAGAATCTCAACGTCTTTATGATAAGATGCTTGATGCAGGAGTTGCAAAGGAATGTGCAAGGTTTGTACTTCCACTCGCAACCCCCACTAGGATTTACATGAAGGGCTCTGTAAGGTCATGGATCCATTATATTGACCTACGTTCTTCTCATGGCACTCAGAAGGAGCATATGGACATCGCAGAAGCAGCACGATGCGTCTTTATCTGCCAGTTCCCTGATATTGCTAAAGCACTTGGTTGGGAACCAGAGAACTGTCCAGATTGTATTGATCCCAGGTCTGTTACTATAGAATAAATAAAATTATCGTGATTTCATAACTTATGGCGACGTATCCTGTTATTCATAAAGAAACTGGTGAACAAAAAGAAGTGAAGATGAGTGTTCACGAATGGGACCAGTGGAAAAAAGAAAACCCAGATTGGGATAGAGATTGGTCTGACCCAGCAACTTGTCCAGGAAGTGGTGAAGTTGGTGAGTGGAAAGACAAGCTTTCAAAATCAAAACCAGGATGGAATGAGGTTCTACAAAGAGCCTCTAAAATGCCTGGAGCTCGTGTAGGAAAAATTTAATGGCAAGAAAAAGAAGAAATCCCGACCAACCAATTGGAGTTGGTATGACTGCAAAACAGATGAGGAGGAAAAGACCTCTCAATTCTGATCTTTTAATTGATATTGAACCATTAACAGAAAACCAAAAGAAACTTTTTGAATCATATTCAAAGGGAAAGCATTTGGTAGCATATGGTGCTGCTGGAACAGGAAAAACTTTTATCACTTTGTATAATGCACTGAAAGAAGTTTTGAATGAGATTACTCCATATGAACAAATTTATATTGTTCGTTCTCTAGTAGCAACAAGGGAAATTGGATTTCTTCCTGGAGACCACGAAGACAAATCTTCACTTTATCAGATTCCATATAAGAACATGGTTAAATACATGTTCCAACTCCCAACAGAAACTGATTTTGAAATGCTTTATGGTAATCTAAAACAGCAAGAAACAATTAAATTCTGGAGTACATCATTTGTTCGTGGTACTACTTTAGATAATTCAATTATTATTGTAGATGAATTTCAAAACATGAATTTCCATGAATTAGATTCAATCATCACCCGTGTTGGTGAAGACTCTAAAATTATGTTCTGTGGTGATGCATCTCAATCAGATTTAACAAAATCAAATGAAAGAAATGGTATCAGTGATTTCATGGACATCTTGAGGAAAATGCCATCTTTTGATATAATTGAATTTGGTATTGATGACATTGTTCGTTCTGGACTTGTTAAAGAATATCTGATTGCAAAAATGGAATCTGGTTTGAATGGATGATAATTTAAAACTTGATGGTAGGTTTAGTCACAT